TTTCGGCACAAAATCTACCGTGATGCGATTATTCCGATACTCGTTGATGATGCGAATAACTGCCAGGTGAATCTTATTCACCTCGAATCGCGGCTTGCTCTCGAACTGCTCGCCTAGCTGGCCTTCCCATTGGGCACCGCTGAGGCTGTAGAAACGGCGGGCTTGCAGGCATTGCATACGCTCGTCGCGCAGGGCCGATTGAATGGCATCGAATTCGGCCATTGCCTCGCTGTGAATAGCTGCCCACTTTTCCGCTTTGCTGCGTGCCATAAAAAAAGCCCCGAAGTATCTCGGGGCCGTTTATACCATAAACAAATTATTTTCGCCATGCCGATACTGTTGGCACTGCGCTCACGCTTTGGGGTTTTGCCATTCCAATTTGCGCCCGCCTAGCGCCCTCGCACGCATACCGCAGGGCGTCGATTACGTGGTTGTCCCGGTCGTCCAGCACTGGCAGCACTAACCCGGTGAGCGGGTCGATCTTGTAACTGTAAGCTGTCAGCTCGTCGATTGTGTGAGTGCAGCGCGGGTGAACCACGATATCGAAAGACTTGAGCCACTCTACGCCTTCCTCGACCGAACGCGGCCCCTTGACGGCTGGCATGATCTTTGGGAACCCATGCCGCCGCATGTGTGAGATAGTCTCGGGCCGAGAACTATCGGCAACGATGGGCCATCGCTCAGACTCCGGTACCGTCAAGAATAGGCTCGGAGTGTCCACGATCTCGCAGCCGATGCGATAGGCTTCATGGTCGATGTAGAGCGTGCGCCCGACGATGTGACAGCGAACCAGCACTGTCGGGTCAGTGGCAAAGCCCCAGTCGGCTCCGAAGCGCAGAACCGCATCGGCTGGCGTGTCGAACTCCTCAACGCGCCAGTTTCGGAAAACGCGAGCCTCGGTGTTGCTAAGGTAAGCGCCTTCCCAAACGTGCGCCCACTTTCCAGCATCGCGTTTGCGGTCATATTCCATTTCCTGCCGCAAAACGTCAGGAAACCACGGATTATCCGACCAATTGACCTGTAGCACCACCGCATCAGGCGGCGGATTGTCGCCGCGCAGGAGAACGTCAACCGGATCATCAGGGCTGGCCGGGTTCCATGTAAAGATGATTTCAGAGCCTGGCTTGCGGATTGTTGGCCGCAGCAGCTCAAGGCTGCGAGCGCTCAGGCTTTGGGCTTCTTCGACCCATGCGATATCGTAGCCCTCCAGCGACTTAATCGAGTCAGCTGTGTGGTTTTGCATCCCCATGAAGATGATCTGCCCGCCGTTTTTTGCCTTGATGCGGGCTTCTTGCACCTCGAAGTGATGCCCGACACCAAGCGCCTCGATCTTCATTTCGATCAACTTCTTGACCGATTGACTCAGGCTCTTTTGAATTTCCCGGATGCACACAATATCGGTGCGAGCCATGAGCGAACGCTCGACGATGTATTCAGCCACGAAATGAGACTTGCCGGAGCCACGGCCACCGTATGCGCCTTTGTAACGCGCAGGCTTGAACCAAGGCTCGGCCCATGCTGGGGTTTGGATTTGGAGTTTCACTTCTTGACGATCACCCGTTCAATGGTCTGGATTGCCAGAGGATTCTGCTGGTCGCCTGACAGCTCCAGCTTGTCGCCGTATCGCTTCGGATCCCACTTAGCCAGAAGTTGCAGCCGAGCCCATACGCGATTCTTTTGCCAGCTCACAAAGCCCGCATCGCTTGCGCCGTTCGCCGTGACTGGTGGAGGCTCATCAATGATGCGCAGCGCGTCGGTTGCGATGACATCGTGGCCAGCCTTTCGCGCGCGCGCGATGCTTGCGGCAAGTGCTTCGTTTTTCTCCACCCAATCGTACCAAGTATGCAAACCGAGCTTGTTATCTTTGCAGGCGTGAGCGAGAGGTATTCCATTACTCACCGCTTCAATAATAGCCGCGCAGACTTTGGCCTTTTCCTCTTCAGTCTTTCGAGCCATTTTCCACCTCAATCAGTTTGTCAAGATAATGCCGGGCTTTTCGCAGGTCTTCGATTCCGCCTTTATCTCGCCACCGTGAAATGTATTTGACGATATTACCCTCAAAGTAGCCGAGATTATTTGATGCGATGTAATCCCAAGGCTGTACTGCTTTGGCTTTGTAGTGCGAGCCGCCGACCTGATGATTGTTTGCGCTCATGTGTTCTCCGAAGTGTACCGCATCTTGATGGCCAGATGCTCGGCCTTGCGCCTCATGCGCCTGTGGATAACTTTTTTGACTGATCTTGCACTCATCACTCACCCCGCATCGTTCAAGGTACCGAACTCGCGCCGCTGCGACAGGGTAACTGGGTAACTACCCTAAGGGTAGTAGTTACCCTGGTTACCCTAAATCGCCGCCTAGCCACCCGGTAACTGTTACCCTCCAGTTACCCTCCAGTTACCCAGTTACCCTCATTCTTGAGTGTGGATAACCTGTGGATAACTTTATCGCTCATCTGCCCGCATGAGCATTGATCTTGAGTGTGCCAAGTCGCTCACTTGCCAGCCATGCTCAAACGGCTGGACGATGTGCGCGTCCAAAAGATCGGACATTAGCTTGCCTTTTGCACTGGGTTTGACGTATTGCTTGGCTGTTTCGTGGCTCATGCCTTTGGTGTGTTCCAGATATTCCATGAGCGCTGACCGGCTGATGTAGGGTTTTTCGTCGCGGGTTTCTGTGCCTGATTCAAACCATGCGGCCATGAGTAACTTCATGTGCGCTTCGGTTTTATCGTCCTTTTTTCCTGCTGTCTTTTCGGGAGTATCTGCCTGAATAATAACTGCCGAAGTAACTGCTTGGCCATCCTCATCAAACCAGCCCGGAATCTCGACCTGATCGAGCTGGACAAATACGGTTTGTGCTAGTTCCGCATCTTTACTTTTGCGCTGAACGATTTGCATTGGCATGGATTCATTGGCCGGGACGATGCTGATTTCAATATCCAAAGCGCCGCGCCATGCGCTTGAACCACGCGCCCGGTGCTGTGCCTCTTCGCTGACGCCGGTATGGTGCACAAGCACGACCGAGCACCCGAATTCAGCCATCAGCCTGTTGCAGGCGTCCAACATAGTCTTGGCATCCTGTGCGCTGTTTTCGTCGCCGGCCAAGAAGCGGTGCAGTGTATCGACCACAATCAATTCCGGGTTGTAGCCAAGTGCTCGAACCTGCTCGACCACCTTGAGATAGCCTTCGGCGGTGTTTAGGTCGCACCCGTCGCGTGAGAGCCACATCGAGAGGCTTCCGGCGTGGTGGCGATGCTTCCATGCGGCGATGCGCCCGCGCAGGCCGTGGTGCCCTTCGCCGGCCAGATACACGATGCGCCCCGGCTTGACTTTCTGGCCGCACCATTCGGCCATGCTGCTGGCCATGCGCAGGCACCAGTCAAGCACTACGAAAGTCTTTCCGCCTCCGCTTGGGCCATGCACCATGATGAGAGCGTCTTTCTGAATCCAATGCTTCACCAGCCACGAGATCGGCGCGGGCTGTGCGCTGAAGTCATCGGCTGGAATAAGCCAGCCATCATCACGCTGCGGAGTCAAAAGCGCGGCCAGATTGTGTCCGGCTTGCTTATAATCGTTCGCATCCATCCCTTCAATTGGAGGAATCACCACGCGCGCGCCGTACTTTGCGCTGGCTTGGTCGGCGTATTTCTGGCTCGTGTGGCTGGCATCATTGTCAGCCACGATCACGAGCGCTTGGGTCGCGCCGAACTGCTGCCGAAGCATTCCGCACACTGGCACAAGATTAGATGCGCTGTAGGCTATGAATACCGGCTGGCCGGTGGTTTCGTGAAGGGTTGCGGCTGTGGCAAAGCCTTCGGCAATGTAGATCGTTTGTGCATCTTCCAGCGCACCTAACCACCAATACGCGCCGCCGGTTTGCCCGCCTGGGTGGTATTTCTTTTCGCTGCTTGTGTCGATGTATTGCAGCGACACCAGCTCTCCCTCGGGGCTGTAGAGTGGCACGATCAATCGACCATCGCCGGTGACTCGTGCGCCGTGGGTGGCAATGCCCTTGCGCTGCAGGTAGGGATGCTCAGGGCTTGCGGCTTGGGCTTCCGACCAGATGCGACCGACAACATCGGCGGCAGTTTCCCGCCGCCTTGTTAGCTCTGCCTCGCGCAGTGCTGCGGCTTCGGCCATGCGGCGAGTATGCGCCATCTGCTCGACATGCGAGAGCTTACGGCCAACATCTGCCCGCCAGGATTGCACAAGGCCTGAACGCCAGCAACCGAACTGACCGGCTGGGATGCCATCGGCAAAGATGATGTACCAGCCTGAGTCGCCGCGCTTGCCGGATGTGCAGAAGCGGTGAAGCTTGCCGTCGATGTGTACCTGTGCCGGTAGGTGCTGGATGCCAGCCGAGCGCATGGCATCTAGTAGCTGATCTTCAGGCGGTGCGACATGACGCGCCGAGTCAAGTGTTGGGAGTGACGCGACATCAAAAACGCGCCCGAGCTTTGCCATTGCCTGCTCCTGTGTTTTGGTGGCCGGGGATGATGCCACACAGACCCTAGGATGTCACCTAGGGTTTGTCCTGATGTGCAGGTGTGAAAACGTGGGCACAATAGATTCTGTTGTCACCGCACTGCCGCAAAGATCAGCCGATGCGCTGGAGCCGCCGGAAGTCGACCCGAACGCCGAAGCATCCGGCAGTGCAGTGACAACACTCCCCCAACAGCCAAACCGGAGAAACCAACATGGCACGCAAGATCAGCAAGCATGAATTACTGGCCAACAAAAACTATCGCACTACATTTGAGGCCACAGTCTGCGGCATCCCCTGCATTGTGGGCATTCTGTACTACTACAGCGCACGCCCCGACCGCAGCGCTTGCAATCCTTGGGACTATGAGGGAGGCACAGAGTGCGAATGGGAGCTGATGGACACTCGCTATAGGGTCGCGCATTGGCTTCATGCCAAGATGGAAAAGATGAAGCAGACTGACAAAGTTCACGCAATGATCTGCAAGTACATGGAGGACTAAGGGTTTGTACTAATGGAAGGGGCCTGAAAAGCCCCTATCATTGAACCCATAGCGCGAACGGAATAGGCCGAAGGCGCTGAACGAAAGGAACAGACATGCACAAGCAAGCATTTATTGACAAAGCCATCGTGCACATGGGGCACATTTATCGCGTCATCGGTGTCGGCGCTCAACTTGGCGGCAATACCTACTGTCACCTTGCAAGCCTGACCGAAGGCCGCATGCAAAAGAACGGCTGGTACGCCAATCAGATCTGTGACTGGATCGATGACGAAGTTCTGAAGAAAGCAGCCAGTCCCGCCTGACCCCAGACGCGAAGCCCATCAAGGTGGGCTTGCATGACTAAGGGTTTGCCCTAATAGGCAAGCCCGATGTTGACTTAGACAATAGATCACGCAACAATCATCACCCGCCCCGCAAGGGGCATTCATCAACGCCAAACCGGAGAACCGAAGTGGCAATCAATCTGAAACGAAGCGGCACCCTGGCCGCGCATGGCGTCAAGCTGCTGGTTTACGGGCAAGCTGGCGCAGGTAAGACCAGCCTTATTCCAACCCTGCCAGCGCCCATTGTTTTGAGCGCCGAAGGCGGCTTGCTCTCAATCGCCGGGGCCGATGTGCCATACATCGAGATCAGCGACATGGCCACGCTGCGCGAGGCCTGGAGCTGGCTGCATGACAGCGCCGAGGCCAAGGAATTTCAATCGGTGGCGCTGGACAGCATCAGCGAAATCGCTGAGGTGGTGCTGAATGCCGAGAAGAAGGCGACGAAAGACCCGCGCCAAGCCTACGGCGCGATGCAGGAGCAAATGGCCGACATCATCCGTGCCTTCCGCGACCTTCCCGGACGCCACGTTTACATGAGCGCAAAGCTAGAGAAGACGCAGGACGAAATGGGCCGGGTACTGTATAGCCCGAGCATGCCGGGCAATAAAACGGGCCAGCAATTGCCCTACTTCTTTGACGAGGTATTGGCACTGCGCGTAGAGCGTGACGCAGAAGGTAACAGTCAGCGTGCTCTGATGTGTGATTCTGATGGCCTGTGGCTTGCGAAAGATCGCAGCGGCAAGCTGGAAATGTGGGAAGCGCCTGATCTTGGCGCAATCATCAACAAGATCGGAGCATAAAAATGGATTTTGTGGACTTGGAAATGCTGGCACGCATGTGGCAAGTCGCCAAAGAAGATGAACGCGCAGCCGTGGCAAAGCGCCGCGAGCTTGAAGATCAAATGAGCAAAGCGCTAGGCGTTGATGCGACACGCGAAGGCACAGAGACTCACATGCTGCCAGCCGGTTTGCAGATCAAGATCATCAGCCGCCTTGATCGAAAGGTGGACGCCGACAAGGCGCAAGAGCTGGCCGCCGAGCATGACATGGGCATGGCTCTTTCCACACTTTTCAGGTGGAAGCCTGAGATCGACATGGCCGCCTGGCGCAAAGCGCCTGCCGATGTAACCGCTATTTTCGCTGGGGCCGTGACCGTCAAGCCTGGCCGACCCTCTTTCACCATTGCAACCAAGGAGCAATAACAATGGCTTTCCTATCTCAATCTTTCGCGGTGGACGAACTGCCGCAAGGCTCTGGCGGTAACTTCGAACCGCTGCCTGCCGGGTGGTATCAGGCCACGATCACATCGGCTGAACTGAAAAAGACCAAGGCAGGAACCGGCGAATACATCGCAATCCGTTATGACATCCTGGGGCCTACGCATCAAGGCCGGGTTGTTTTTGGCAATCTGAACATTGCAAACCCGAACCAAAAGGCCGAAGAAATCGGACGCCAGCAATTGCGCGAGCTGATGGTTGCCATTGGCCTGAATAGCGTTTCGGATACCGACCAATTGATCGGTGGAAACCTGAGCATCAAGCTTGATGTCAAGAGCGACGAGCAGTATGGCGACAAAAACGAGGTGCGCGGATTCAAGGCTGCCGGTGGTGGATCTGCTGCGCCGAAAGTGGCTGCTGCTGTGCCATCGTTCGCCGCGCCTGCTGCTGCACCAGCTGCGCCTGCCGCTGCCAAGGCTACACCGCCCTGGTTGAAGAAGTAAACCAAAGCCCGGACAGGTTCCGGGCTATCTATTTGAGGTGATTGATGGACT